AGTACCTGCCTCAGCAGCAATATGGTCACTTGCTTGAGGGTTAGTTAACGCCATTTAAAATACTCCTACTATACCTAGACTAGAATCATATATTAAGAACTAAGATGAATAAAACTACTTTCTTTTTAGTTTACGTCTTTTGTCTAACAACTTATTTAAATCAGCAACTTGTTTTTTTGCTTTAGCTTCTGAATCAAAATCTCCAAAATAGTTATTCTGATCTCCTACATCAAAACCATCATAAGTAACAACAAAATAACCAGGATTCAATTCATCTTTTTCATATGTAAACTTATCAGCATCCGAAATAGTCTCTAAAGGAATTTTACTAATTCTACCTCTCCCACCAGGTCTCAATGTCTTTATAAAACTTTCAATCACATCCTTTGGATGATCACCTTCTAGTACTTGTTCAATAAGTTCCTGGATCATGTTAATTATCCTCTTTAAAATTTACCTTCTAATGCATTAACAATTACAGTATAAGCTTTTTTAGCTATTATAGGATCATGCCAATACTTAGTATTTGTGGGATCATCAGGATCTTGTCCTTGAAACATCGATTTTATAGCATCAAAAGCAATCCTATTTGACTTTTTACCACTTCTTCTGACAGACTGTTCAATTCTATCTAATTCTTTAAAACTAGGTCTCTTTTTCTTCCTCCTTACTACAGGTTCTTTAACAATCTTTTTCTTAGAAGGTTCCTCTTTAAATTGATGAAATCTACGTATATCTTGATGATGTTTATTAAGCCTTTCAGCTTCCTCCTTTGCTTGTTTCTCTAATTTAAATGATCCAAAAAAATTAGGTTGATCTCCTACATTTCCAGTATAAGTGATCTTATAAACATTTTCATCTTTGACATATTTATATACAAATTTATTTCTTTTATCAAAAACAGATGAATACGGAATCTCAGCAACTAAGCCTCGATCCTCTTCAACAATACTATTAATTACATCTCTTGGATGATCACCTCCTAGTACTTGTTCAATAAGTTCCTGGATCATGTTATTCTTCCTGTTATATTAAATTACTAAGCTGCTATTAGTTCCTGAAAGTCTGCTCCCTGAGAAGTAAGAGCGAACTGAACTTCGATAATCTCTGCAGCTTTAGTTGGTTTAATTAAAAGTTTATAGACTGCCCTATTGTTATCTCTATCTGTATCTGTTGTTGCTACCACTAATCTATATTCTCTAATACCTCTTTTAGAAAGAATATTATCTAAATGAGGCTCCGCAACACTCTCAAACTCTCGATCCAATATTTCATCATTAGGATCAAAAACCATTACTCTAGCAGAAGCTACTATTAGTTTTTCTGCCTTTAACAACATTCGACGAACATTAATTCTATTTAGTGCTGAAGATGAATTTAAAAGAGTTTTTTGACCCCAGGCATAGATTCCTTCACCAGTAAGATTTACAATAGGATTTATACGTCCGCTATTTCCACTAGTTGGGCATATAATATCTCTATCATCTCTATCTGGAGAGTACCTAACATCTTTAGAACCTATTAATTTACCTCTTTTTAAACCAGCTGGAGCAAACCACGGAGCTTGTATATTATCACTATGTGCAAATATAGCAGCGATATGACCACTAGGAGCTATCCAAACATCTTGATCATGAAACTCGTCATAGATCTGTTGCCAAGTCCAATATATAGCAGCATATGAAGTATTAAGAGCTGTTGTTCTTATATTAGTACCGTCCTGGTAATCTAGAATCTCTTGTACAGCATCTATCGAAGACCAATCAGGAGGATCAATAATACCAAAACAATCAGCTCTTGCTTCACAAAGATTAATTATTTCATCTTGTACATTCTGAGAAGATACCCCAGGACATATCATCAAATCTATATCAACTTCCTCTGGATTACTATATTCTCTTAAACCAGTAATATAATCTGCATCTGAAATACTTGTATAACCATCGTCACCTCCGGTTACATCGTAATAGTCACCAACTACTGGTTCCCCTCTATTGGATCTAACTGTTGCTGTCCAATAATCTGAATTATCATCCATATCATCAGCAACACTAGTTCTATTCATACCATAAACTGTTTCTAAACTAAGTGATCCGTCACTATTCTTAGTACGTAGATTAAATTTAAGCGGATCATTAGCATAAATTTCTGGGTATAACCTAAGACCTTCCGCCCAAGTTCCTTTAGTTGCGCCTTGAAAAGTAACTGAACCAGGAATAATTTTATAAGTTAGACCAGTTAAAGAACCAGTTGTCCAAGTAGCTTGATTAACTTCAACAACAGTATCTTCTGATCCGGACTTCAGACCAGAGATCATGTAGTATCCGTTATCACCATCATCAACTGGATCATTAATATAGAGTATATCTCCAGCTTGTACTCCATGATCTTGAAATTTAGCTCCAGCTGAACTAAATTCACCATCCACAGCTGTACTTCCGTCAGTACCATTAGAATTTGATGAATAGATAGTAAAATCTAATGCTGTTAATCCACCTTCTGGCCAGTCTCTATTTACTGTAATTTGAGTTTCTGAATCAACAGATTCAATTAGATAAAATCCATTATCTTCTATATCACCACTTGGTTCTTCAATACTTAATATATCTCCAGCAGCTACTCCATTAGTCGAGAAAGTAGATCCACTAGATGTAAACTCTCTATCTGCAGCTGTACTAGTTACTCCATTTGTTCCGCCTTCTTTTTGTGCTGCCCAGACAGTAAAATCTTGGTTATTAAGTGATCCTGTAGGCCAGTCCCTATCGATAGTAAGGACAGTTGCAGCAACAGCTGTTAAGACATAAAACCCATCATCAGCTCCTCCTTCATGAACTTCAAGGACATCTCCTACGATAACCCCATCAGTCACAAAATCACCTGTAGCTGACGTTAAGGTCCTTGTAGCTGGAATAGAGGTTGCTCCATCAGTCGCTGTTGCTAGAGTATCGTCAGACGACCCAGGAACGCTCTGAGAGGCATATTCAGCCGGGGTAGTGGACGATTCCACACGAACGACTGAGAGCTGATTTCCACGCCTCAGATACTCTCTAGCAGCAAACCATCCCTGACATGCTGTCGACGAGACTGTTGAGTCAATAGGTTCCCCAAATAAAGTTTTTAAATTATCTAAATTAGTTACTGTTGTTTTCTCGTCGATAGGTCCTTTATTAAAAGTGTGTACTAAAGCCAACTTTGTATTGGTTGATGTTTCCGCATAAAGAGATAAATCTATCTCCCTTGCATAGGCACCAGCTGAAACGAAAGACATTTATTATCCTCCAAATATTCTATATTATTTATTTAAGCCTAACGCCATTACTAGTAATACGACGTTGTATTTCCTCACCAATCTTATTTTGTTCTTCTTTAGCTTTTTCTAAAGCTTCTTCTAGTTCTAATTCTTCCAATTCTTTTTCTAGTAAATCATCTTTAATAGTTTCTAAAGGCACGGATACAGGATCACCAGCAACATTTACTATAGGATCTTCTTTTTTAACTAATTTAACTTTAAAATCTAATGGTTGTATTTCTATTCTTTTCTTTTTTTCTAAATATTTAATTTGTCTTGATAATTTAGATGAATCTAAATCAATATGATCTCCAACATTAATAGTAACAATATAACATCTAGTTCTAGAAGCAGCAATAGGTTCTAAAGCAACTTGTTCGCTCCATATATTTATAATTCTTACTTTACCCATTAATCTTGATCCATAAAATATGATACAGTTATATCCTCTGTATCATCTGGAGGGTTATTAAAAGTAAAAGATAGAGACCCAGTAGTATAATTAATTGTACCTGATGAAAAATCCGAACTTTCACTAATCAAATTACCACTACCATCGTCTATTACATGAACTAGGGATCCACCTACCAGTGTCTCTAATACAATAGTATCCTCTAAAATAGGAGGTCGATCAACAATAATAGGTCCAAATGAAGTTGTTATTCCATTACCTGTAGCTATTGTCTCTTTAGGAGGCAAAAACACTCTATCGTATAGAGAATCATCATCAAAATCTCTAAATTGCATCTCAATTTGTTTAACAACAGCAGTAGTTACAAAGTCCTGATCAAATAACCATGCCTCTGAACGTAGAGTAAAAGTTCTTCTAATAGCCCGTTCACCCTCACCTGGTTCTAAATCAGAATTATCAACAATACCACCTTCCAAAAAATTAGTGTAACTTTTATTCGTCCAAACATCATCTATTGTAACAGATAAGTGATTATAACCTGAAGCATATGTTGTAAATACCTTTTGCTCCCATAAATTCATTTCTTTAACAAATCTAGTCCATAAATCAATTTGATAAGTAATATTAACAGGAGTAGGATAATTAGCAGATCTCAATTTATTTTGTTGTGGAGATGTACACCATCCCAATCTCCTTATTCTATTAGAATTAAATCGTAGTGGATCTACTATATGATCAAGTCTAGTCATTACTATTCTGGGAAAAGTCAACGTTAAATTATCGGCTAATCTCCCAGTAGTAACCTCGGCATACATCTTCCTTGCAGTAGATATAAGTATCTGTGTGCTTCTACCTTCTAATAATGGTGGAAGATTATTTGTTAACCAAGTTAAAACAGCCTGGTCATATAATAATAGTTGATTAATCAATTAATAACCAAATTTATTGTCTAGAAGCTTCAAGTTTTTTCATAAACTTCTCTAACTTAGTTTTAAGACGTTTTAGTGAACCATCAAGAGTTTTAGCCTCTTTTAACAATGCTTCACTATTAGGTCCACCGTATCTATCAGATAAACCAACATTAGGTTTCTTACCTAAACTAGCAAGTAGTTTCTTTACTTCTGGAACAGCTATACTCAGAATTGCGTTATTTCCTTCTCTACTAGTAGTTTTCCCTCCTGAAGTAAATCTAGCTTCGTCTACATCAGTACTCTCTTCAAAAATAGAATTAATTACACTCTCAACACTATCACCATCCACTACATTATTAATAAGATCGTTTATCTCCATAAGTTATTTTCCTTTTTTCTTTTCTCTAGCTAAAGCTTCTCTTAATGACTTTCTATAACTTTGTGCAAATTTCTTTTTAATTTTTAAATATTTTGATAATAAAGGTCTCCATATAGGTCTAGGAGGTAAAATTACTGTATACTCTTTAACTTCTATTTCTTTACCATCTCTCTTAATAGTTGTAGCAGGATGTTTTATAGTTCTTCCAAATTCAAGAATACTCGCAAGCTTACTAAGTTTCATTCCTGAATCTTGGTGTATTTTGTGTTTAGGTACTCCCGTCCAGACTCTATTATGAGTAACACCCCATTTAATGTTAGAAAGAAATTCACCTGTTTTTATATAAATTCTAGGATCAAATCCGCTAGACTCTTTCCATTTCTTATAACGTGGTGACAATGGAGTCCAATCATACAATTGTTGTTCAATAGTTCTTCTAGCATCAGCAGCATACTCTTTAGCTATTTTTTTGTTTAACTTAGTTGCCTGTAACTCAACTTCTCTTGCAAAAGCAGCAATAAAACCAGTAAAATTATCTCTTTGTTTTTTAGTTCTTCTTCTAGTCTTATTTTGAGTTTGTGATGCCATTAACTAAGGTAACTTATTAGTCGTTCTTCTAGCCGTTCCAACATAGTACAAACGGTTACCGTTGTCATTAAGTTGACCATCATCAAAAAGGTTCTGAACTTCATAGTGAATATCTCGATCTCCATACTCATAGATAAAACGATCACCAATCTTAGGAGTTAAGTTTATCTCTCTAAGCACTTTTCTATTAAATACAATTACAGTAGTTCGTTTTTCAGAGATCCCCCACCTAGTTAACTCTTTCTGTGTAGGGTTTAAAATAACATTAAAAGGAACTAATTGATTAAATTCAACAAATCTTTCCTTAAGAAAATGAATCTTAAAAACTAAATTACTCAAACTTCCTTCTGGCCAGTCTTCTGATATTTTAATTACATTATCACTTACAACACTATCTACTTGATATCTTCCGTTGTCTCCTTCATTACAGGCTGGAGTTTCTATCTCTAATATGTCTCCAGCTAAAACACCTTCAGTATTAAAATTAGTTGAAGCACTTGTTAGCTCTCTAGTTGCCGGAATACTAGTTACACCATCTGATACAGAAATAGGATTCCCAGGTTCACCATAAATATTTAGTTCAAGTGTGTCACTATTAACTAACCATCTTCTAGGTTTAAAATATAAACGAAACTTCTCAGCAGAAACTTTTTCCATGAGTTCAAAATCTCTAGTAGATGAAAAATGCTGAAAAGTCATAAGTAGTAATTAACCTACAATAGGTGGTACTATCTGTCCTCTATTATCTAGATATTCGTTTAAACTATTTTGTTCTTCTTTACCCTCTTGCATTAATTCAGGACCATCTAATTCAATCTGTCCTTCAGCTCCTCTTACACCCTTATGTTTCCTTAATATTCTACCTAATACCTGTTTACACATTGCCAATACATAATCTTTGATAAAATCATCGTCTGAAGCAGGTACTTGTGTTAGAGTAGGATCAACAACATAAGTATAATCTAATGTAAAAGCTTCATCTGGTTCTGGCGATACATATAATACAGCTGTACCATCATCTGGATTATAAACAACCTCCCAATCAAAATCTACTCCAGCAGATCTCTTAATTTCTTTATAGTAGAGTCTCTCAGCATAGAAGTCACCTGGATCTAATGAAGGAACAAATTTTGTGTGATAATCAAATATATCAAAGTCAGTCAATGAAATATTTTCTCTCATAGGATCTGGTTTATTAACTTCTATTATTCCCTTACCTACTTGTGCTGCTGTTAAACTATAGTTTTGTTGCCCAGAAAGAATACTTATAGTATCTCTCTTTTCAACTGGTTTATACGTACCATAGATACCTAACACTTGTTCAATAATAACGCTAAACTGATCTTTTTCAAGTTCTACGTCAATAACAGGAAACCCTAACATAACTTTTACGTATTGAATAATAGATGCTTGTGTTAGGGACGTAGACATTATTTATTACCTTATTAGAGATGATTGCTAGGTAGAGTATTAATTAAAATAAGCTAAGTTTTAAGATTAAGATAAGCTAACTCTACCTAGCAATCATATTTGATTAACTAAGTTTTATTACGTGGTAACTCCACCAGTACAATAAAATTTACCTTCAATAGCTTTTTTACCATAACGAGACATCATCCCCTTACGGCCAACAAAATCATCCAACATAATCGTTGCAGTAGTATATCCTAGAATATATGGGGCAAAAATGAATCCGATCTCGTACATAGAATCCCCTCTATAACCCATTAGGAAACTATTTGAATCAAAATTAGGATCTTTCCAAAAATCCCATTGGCCATTTAAATTACCTGATTTATAGACAGCTCTAGTTCCTTTAGGACGCGGTTGCGAAATAAATCCTGGAAGAGTTTCAACTAAGTTAGCAACATTTACCCCTCCAACGAACCATGTTGCTGTTGCACGTTGAGTGGTATTAAAAATACTATTACTGCCTTCTGTCAAAGTATCAATAAAAGCAAGTTTATGTTCAGTATAACTAACACCAGTATCAGGAGTTCTCGAAAATGCTGTTACACTATTTTGTGCAATTGCATTCATATTAGTGATCATTTCACGATCTATCTCAAACTTTAACTCATTATTAATAGCTGAAACTTGTTCGACTTCAGCTTCAAGACCATGAGAGTTTCGTAGATCTTGTTGTGCTTCTACACTCCACCTAGTACGAAGTTTACGTTTCTTCGCTACAACAGGCGAAGAAGTAATTTGCATATCAATCTCACCTGTTTCTTCTCCGCCTTCACTATCATAACTATATTCAGCATAGACATCCTCACCAACA